AGTATCCGAAGGCTTGATGCCGACCTACTTCGTTCAGCTCTTGGCCTATCAGATGGCCTGGCACTTGGCCGAGGTAATAACAGATCAGACAACCAAGTCCGAATATTGGCGCAGCATCGCACTTGGCACTGTCGCTGAAAACTTCCGGGGTGGGTATTTCCGTCAGGCGGCAAACATTGATGCCGGCGGTCAGACCCCCTCGGTTGTGGGTGATTATCTACTGACGGATGTACGATGAGCCGGGTACAGCAATATCAAGCAAACTTCACCATAGGTGAGCTGGACCCGTTGCTGCGCGGCCGGATCGACTTGCAGCAATACTACTCATCTGTAGAGACTGCCGACAATGTGGTCTTTGAGCCGCAAGGCGGCTTTGCCCGTCGTCCGGGCCTTCGCTTTGTGGCAGACCTGACGGCTGACAATCCCGGCAATGGTTCGGTCCTGATCCCGTTTGAGTTCTCGACAACACAAAATTTCATGATCGTCGCCTCGGCGCAGAACACGACTTCGACCATCCGGTTCCGGTTTTTTGCCAACCAGACGCTGCTAACAAACATAAACGGCTCTGGTAATGACTACTTGGACTATTCTGTTGGTACACTATACGTCGTGTCAAACTTCGACCTAGACAAGCTTTATTTTACGCAGAGCGCCGACACGCTGATCATTTGTCATGAAAACTTTGCTCCGTTTCAGATCCAGCGCGGTGCCAACAATACGACCTGGTCAGCCACTGCCTTATCTCTGACAATACCCAAGGTTCAGTTCGTAGCATCGACCAGCTCAATAGGCAGCGCCACAGGCGGGAACACATTCACGCCCAGTGCCGTCGATGGCAACATCACGATCACGTCCAATGGTGCTAATTTTTCCGAGACCGATAAGCTGCATCAATTTGTACAGCTCAAAGAAACGAGCGGCAATTTCGGCAGCACAGGAGAGCCAGCGTCCGCTGGAAAGGGTTTTGGTCGCGCCCGGATTGTTGGCATTCAAAGCCTTAATGTCATTGAATGTGTGGTTGAGATACCGTTTGCCAACACCGATCCAATTGCCAATGAGGATATTGAATTTGACTTAGGCTATGAGGATGCCTGGTCCAATACCCGTGGCTGGCCTCGCACTTGTTCTTTCCATGAAGGCCGGCTGTATTTTGGCGGCAGTGCATCAAGACCCGCCACAGTGTTTGCGTCCGTCGTCGGCGATCATACAAACTTCCGGCCGACACAATCCTTGGACGATGATGCCTTCCTGGTCACGCTGACAACCGATGCGGTCAATGCCATTACCGGCATCCGCTCTGGCCGTGACCTTCAGATATTCACGACGGGGGCCGAGTTCTTCCTGCCCCAGGCTGACCTGTCTCCGATCACGCCATCCAACGTGACCATCAAGTCAGCCACCCGTCGCGGCTCCAAGGTCGGCATCCGGCCACAAGCCGCTGAAGGTGGCACCCTGTTTATCCAGCGCCAAGGCAAAGCATTGCGAGAGCTGCTGTTCAGTGACGTAGAGCTGTCATATGTGGCAAATAATATCTCCCTCTTGTCATCGCATCTGATCCTAGATCCGAAGCGGATGGCTCTACGTACTTCCACCGACACCACCGAGGGTGATCTGCTGCTGATCATCAACGGCACCGATACGTCCGGCTATCGTCCCGCCAGCACTGATCTGGCCGGCAGCATTGCTGCATTCATGATCAATCGCGCCCAGCAGATTGTAGCGCCCTCCTCCTTTACGACAGACGGCGTGTTCACCGACATCGGTGTTGATCTCGACACAATCTATGTGATGGTCAAGCGCACCATAGGGGGCGCAACCAAATACTATCTGGAAACCTTTGATGATGACCGCACGACGGATTCGGCTGTCCAATATTTCAGCGGAGCCACCTCGCCTGACCAAAGTCTGCCCGGAAGCGCCACTGCCGGCTCTCTTAGCCACCTGGAGGGCAAGACCGTCAACATAGTGCGCGATGACATAGTAGACACCGATCAGACCGTCAGCAGCGGCCAGGTGACCCTGGGCGGCACACCAGCCAGCTATGCCGAGGTCGGGCTGCCCTACACGGTCACAGTGAAGACACAGCCGTTTGAGCCACGTCTGCCATCCGGCACGGTCCAAAGCCATCGTCGGCGCATACTTGAAATAACACCCGTCCTGTATCGATCACAGAACCTCACCTTGAACGGACGTGAAGTCTCGCTGCAATCCCTGCCCTTGTCGGGGGCCGGCGCGGTGCCGACCTTCACCGGCGTGAAAAAAACCCAAGGCTTCCTGGGATATGACCGAGACGCACAAATCACCATCAGTCAGAGCCAGCCGGTGTTCTTCACTGTGTTGGCGCTCGACTACAAAGTATCAATAGGACAGTAAGATGTCGGGTCCAATACTAGCAGCCGTTTCAGTCGTGACCGGTGTTTTAAGCGCCCAGGCGCAGATCAATGCCGGCAAAGCCAAAGCTGACCAGCTCCGCGCTGAAGCCAGGCAAAGCGAATTGCAGGGGCGGGTTGCAGCTCTCAATGCCAAGCGCGAAGGATTATCGGCCCTCAAAAATTTGGAGCGGGTCATAGCTGCCAACACTGCGCGGCAAGCAGCCAGCAATATGGACCCGTTCGCATCAGGCACGACACCCGACCTTATCACCAATCTCAATATGCGTGAGGGCGTCACGCAGTTCAAAATGGCCCAGAGCAATGCCGAATATGCGATAGCGATGTCGAAGTATCAGGCCGGTATGCAGCGCACGGCTGCCACCAATGCCAATAAGTTCGCCCGTCAACAGGCGTTCATCACCGTAGGAAGCAGCATCTTTCAGGCTGGTGAAATCTATCCGACTGCCGGGTTCAACGGCAACGCTGCTACCGCACCCACACCGACACCGTTTATTGAAATGAACCCGCCAGAGGCTGGCTTTACCGGATCGCAACAGGCGGTGACCTGATGGCGCGTCAACCAACATCTATGCGGCTAAGAGAAAGCAACCAAATCACACGCATCCCGCGTGTGGACTTCACTGATCAGCGTGTTCAGGCACAGGGTCTGTCGCAGCTTGCCAGCTCACTAGACCGGCTGTCGTCCTTTTTCTTGAACCAAGCAGCCGACAAGGCAAAGATCGAAGGCGCTGAATATGGGGCAGCAAATGCGCCCACACCGCAACAAATCAATGAAGCCTATGCGTCTGGTGAAGAGCTGGAGCTGCCGGGCGACGATACCACGATCTATGGCCGGTCAGTTCGCAGAGCAGCTCTATCAGTGGCTGATGATGAAATCACCGCCCTAGCATCAAACCGCATGTCTACTCTGGCGGCCGTCTTTGATACTGGTCTGAATGATGAATCAATGACGGATCAGCAACGCGCCGATCTAGCTGCCAGTGTCGGCGTTGATGACTTCAGTCCGCAATCCTTTGCTACTGCCCTAGATACGATCAATGCCGGCTATGCTTCAGTGCTGGATGAGAATGCGCCAGGCGTATCGCGTAAGTTCCGCGCTCAAGCTGCGATCACTGCCAACAATAAATACAACACCTACCTAGATTCCTTCGTTAAGAAAAACAACGAGCGGCTGGAGGCCGGCTTCCTGCAAGCCCATGAATCAATCTTCAGTGTGGATTCTGTCCGCGATGACCTGGTGGGATTAAATGGCCTGGTGAACATTAAGAACCGCCGGGAAGCACAGACACAAAAATCAATCAGCTTTCTGTCTGGATCAGAGATTAAAACATTCCAGGACAATATGGATGAGGTCGAAAAGACAGCGGCCCTGCAAGTGCTGACCGATGGGACATTTGCACAAAAAGAGCCGGTGAAAGTTATCTCAGATATCCAGAACAACAGAATGGCAAAACTTCCCATAGGGGTTCAAAACTCTGTGAGGCTACTCAGACAGCAAGGCATGTCGAATACCGAGATCGCAAAACAGCTTAGATCGCTACGTAGTGATCAAATCAACTTTGAGGAAAACGAACAGGCTGCTGTAAATGCAAGAGCTGAAGAAGCCCTGCCAAAGCTCAAGGCCGATGTCATTACTGCTATGGGCCAAGGAAACACCGATGCGTTCAATGCCGCCATTGCAGCTCTAAGGGCCAATCATCCGCTGGAAGCGACCACCTTGGAGGAGAAATTTATTGAGGCCGGGCGTCGTCGCACCCAGTCTGACCCAGATGTTCGCAGCAACTTAGTCAATCTGTTATCAAGCGCCGAGCTATCATTTGACGACGTGGCGGCAGCGGTTGCTGATGGCACCTTGAGTAACAAGGACATTGAATATTTTCAAGGCGCGGCAAACAAGATTGAGAATGAAGAGTTCTCTGAAACCGCCGCGTTCCTGCGTGGTGCGTTTGAGCTACCGGCAAACTACACCGCGATCAAAGACACCGACCCCAACTTTGAAAAAGCGCAGATTTTTGCGCGACTGCGAGGCAACCTAGAACGACGCCTAACGCAAGCACGACAACTTGGCCAAGACTACGATGCCTTTGCAATCGCAACAGAGCTGGTGACTGAAGCGGATGGCGAGATCATCAAAGTTGAAAACAAAATAAAAATCGCATCGGGTAGTAAAATCATTGCCTTGGTAAACGGATTTGAGAAAGAGCTTCAAGATATAGGGCAGGACAAGTTTGAAGATGAAGACTTTGTGTCTGTTATTGATTTTCTCCAAGCACAAAAGAGGCTTGAGGTACGAGATCGCATTCCAGCTTTAAGAAATATCAGTGATGCTTCTATTGCCGGGTTCATCAAAAATCTCAAGGAAGCCTCGGAGGTCGAGCAATGATTGACCTTTTCCAAGCCAGACGCGAGAGCCATGAAGCCAGAGAGCTGGGCCATGAGTTCAAAATTCAGGAAGGCGGCGTATCGCTAGAGGTGCCACGGGTCGAGGGCCAGGCCTTCTATCCTAGTGGCGATGCACCCCGGATGGCCCGTGACGGCACACCAATGGAGAACATCCAAGAAGGCTTGGCAGATCTGCCCAAAGCTGTCGGCAGCACCGGGGCCGGCCTAGCGGCTGGTGGGTTTGGTCTGCCTGGCGATCTAGTGTCGTTGATTGGCGGTCTGGGCAGCGCACTGTTTCCCGGCGATCAGAGCCGCATAGAAGCCTTTACCACCACCATGACGGGCATATCCGAGACAATCGGGTCCGAGCGGCTCCTGGGCCTCTACAGGGACATCGTCAACAACAGCGACTTCAGTCTGGAAGACAAGCAGATGATGCTGGACACCGCTGAAGGCGCATCGTTCTTGAGCATACCGGGTGCAGCCACTGTCGTTAAAGGTGGCAGTGATGCGATCAGGTCGGGGGTGGTCAAAGCGGGTGAAGCGGCCCAGGCACGGCTGGATGAAGCTGCCGGCTCTACCACCCTCGCCGCCAGCGGCGATATGGAAACTGCTATTGACAAGGCACTGTCCTATGCCGGCCGCAAGGTTAGGAAAGATGGTCAGGTTGTAGGTGCGCCCCCAGGAATCAATTCACAAAAAACCCTAGATAAATTGCGTCGGAATTTAGAAGCGGCAGCGGCAGAAGGTGAGCCAGGCCGGTTTTGGTATGAGCGCAGTGGCAAAGCCATTCTAGATGCGCTCGGCGGCGACAAGGTAGAGGCAGAAAAATTAGTGCAAGCGATTGCAATCACGTCGGCCACCACGGGCGTGAAACCTAACTTCGATCATGCGCTAAGAGCATATGCCCAATACAAAGCCGGCAAGCCAATAAAAACTGGCCGTTTCCCAGCAGCGATGAGCAAAAGAGTCCAAGCTGTTTTTGAAGGCACTGACTGGGAGGGCCGCAAAACAAATAACTTTTATGTAAATCTTATGAGAGAAATCGACCCGACAAAAGTACAGGGCGTGACCGCAGACATTTGGATGATGAGGGCATTCGGCTTTAAGAACGCAGACGGCAGTCCTTATAGCGGCTCACCAACCGATGCCCAATACACATTTGTAGAAGAAGAAACCAAGCGGATCGCAGATCGTTTGGGATGGGAGCCGCAGCAAGTACAGGCCGCAATCTGGGTGGCTAACAAAGCCAAAGATGATGACATGAGCATAGCAGACGCTGCCTTTGATTATTCTGATGCTCTGCTAAACAACAAGGCACAGGTTAGCTGGGAGAGTATCCCAGGGCGAACAGGCAATCATTTGCCGGAGATGTTTGACGCACCATACGAAGTGCAGCAGGAATACCACGTCGCCGTTTCTAAGGTATTCCTTGATCAAGATGGCAACGACCTAATAGCCAAAGAGCTGGGAATCCCAACGCCAGGTGACTTTGAAGCACCGGGATACTTTGAGGGCAAGGTCAGCCCTGGCACCCAGACCGAGCTGGCGATACCGAAAGCCGGCGGCACGAAGTACGGAGCTGTCGAGCCGGGCGCTTTGGATTTGATGCATGCGTATGCGGCAGTCAGGGGCATAGTAATGAAACAGGACGGCGTTGGTTTCCATCGACCGTTCTACAACGCCACTAAGCAAGATTCCCAGGGCGTCGTGGTTGAAATTGGCAGACAGTTTTCAGAACGCGAAACGAAGCAGCTGGGTGAAATTATGGCTGAATTAAGCGGTCATACTGATTACAACCCGATTGCAGCTCCTGGTGGTGTGCGTCTAATCAACTTCGCATTTGCAAGAAAGAACAAAGACGGCAGCAAGGCAATGGAGGACACATGGTTCTCTGATGATATGTTGCGGACAAATGCAGAGTTCTACGCACTGGTAAAACAAGCGGTCGAAAGACTAGACTTAGATGACGGAGCCGGTGTAAAACTAAACACGTTCAATGCCCAGGAGGGCTACGTCGGTAACGATTGGAGCGTTAACAAAAATGGCGAAGATTATATCAGAGGGGCATTGTCCGCCGGATCACCCGATCTTCAGCGGAAAGTTCGTAGTCTCATCACAAAGCTCACCTCGCGGATCGATGAAGTCGACGCAGACTTCGCCGAGCGATACGGATTCACGCGAAACGCCGACATCAACCAAGAATACCGAGGTCAAGGACCAGTAGCGGACGGGCCTCCGCAGGAGGCTCCCGATGGTTAAGATCGTACAAAAAGCTGTCGATGCTCTTTCCGAAGCCACCCGCAAAGCTGAAGCCCGGACCTATGGTCAGGAGATACCTGACGAGGCAGTGACGCGCATGGAGACTGGTGACCTTGTCATCAAGGCCATGCCCAACGAAGAGCTGGAGCTGCTAAACAAAACGCTGAAAGAGAAAGCCGGCATCAGCAAAGGGCTGGACCTGGGCCGCATCGGTGAGATATTCGGCGAGGACAGCTTCAACGAAATTGCTTTCAAGACAGGCGATGAAGCTTTCAATCTTGAGCGCGTCCTGACCAACATCAAAGAAAACAACAAAGAGCTGTTCGCTTACTTCCGTCGTGATTCCAAGTCTATGGAAGAGCTAATGCTGATGGCCAAGGCCACCGGCTATGAGAAAATTGTTTATCGGATGCTTAACAGAAAGGTCGATTCAAAAACCGGCAAGCTCGATGTCGCGCCACCCGAAGATGTTTTAGGTGGTATTATAGCGATGATTAAGTTCGGCCAAGAAATAGAGGCGTTGGCGGTTCGAGGCAAAAAAGCTCAAACAGAAGAGCTGAAAAAAGACATTTTAAAACAAATGCGTCTACTAGGGACAATTCAAGTGAATCTAGGCGCTCAAGTATCTGGGAATGTTTCAGAGTATGGCCGTGGTCTGGCAGTCGTCAGGAACATATCAGAGCTAGATTATGATGTGGCTGACTATACCGCGCAGCTAGATCGATTTGTTAACGAAATGGAAGATGGCCTCATTGATTATCATTTCCATAATATACTCACACTTCGCTCTCCAGCGGCGAAAGCCAAGTATATCGAAAAGGGTTTTGGCGCAAAAACATACGACTTTGCTATGGAGCAATATGTCAATGCGCTGCTGTCCAGCCCGACCACCCACGTCGTCAATATAGCCGGCAACGCTGTGTTTCAATTTCAAACAGCTTTAGAGCGTGGCCTAGCCGGTATGATTGGCACCGTGCGGACGCTGGGTGGCAGGGTCGGTGAAGCTGGTGATCAGCGATATATGGGCGAGGCATTGGCCGAGGCACATGGCCTGATGATGGCGCAGAAGGATGCCTTTCTTCTGATGAGCAAGACCATGATCACCGGCGAAAGCTCGGACCTTGTGTCCAAGATTGATCTGCGGTCACGGCGATCATTTGGCAGCACAGACAACCTGGCTGAAATAGCTTCCGGTTTTGCTCAAGGCGACTTCTCTAAAGCAGCGATTGATACGCTGGGTGTGGCAACCAGGCTACCGGGGCGGTTCCTGGCATCAGAAGATGAGTATTTCAAGGTGATAACCCAGCGGCGGGTGCTGTACCGTGAGAGCTACCGCGCCAGCCAGATGGCCTATCAGAATGCCCGTCGTGCCGGTGCCTCTCGCGCAGACGCCAAGGCCATAGCAGAGCAAGCCTATGTGCGGATGTTCAGTGAACCTGATGACACTATCGTCAAAATGATGAAAGGTGAAGCGCGGCAGATGACGTTCCAGAACGCGCCGGAGGGTTACTTTGGCGTTGCTGCGAGAACGATTTCAGAAATACCATTGATGCGTTTTGTTGTCCCGTTCGTAAACACTCCGACCAATATCGTGCAACAGACCTTTGACCGGACACTGAATTTCTCGCCGATCTATCGCTACATCAAACAGAACGCGCCTGGTGGCAAGCTGCTACCGGCTGGTAATAAGCCTATCAGTGGAGTTGAGTTCGATGATGCGCTGGCTAAGCTGGCAGTCGGTAACACTGTAGCGATGACGATGTACGGGCTGGCATCAGGCTACTATGGCGACGATATCATCGTCACTGGACGGCTCGGAAAGGAGTTCGCCACCCGACAAGGCGTCAGCCGGTCTGCCAATGTCCCACCCTATTCTATTGGCTTCAAACAAGAGGACGGCAGCTATCGGTTTCAGAGCTTCAGTAGATTTGACCCGATGTCGGCAATGCTGGCGATGGGGGCCGATATGGCTGAATACGCCCGATATGAAGATGATCCAGAAATGCTGTCGCTGATGGCTAAGGCTTATACGCTGTCGGCCGCAGAGTACGCCACCAACATGCCGTTCCTCCAAGGGGTGAGCGAATTAAGTTCAATGATCCAAGGTCGTGGCACGACGGAAGACGGCGCGAACAGAGTTTTCAAATATTTAGGAGAGCAAGCTGGCAATATCGGCACCAATGTAATTGGCAACGTGGACCGCGCTACCTTTGGCATGGCCAGCTATGCTGCCAACACGCTGACTGATGGCAAGTATCCGCTGATCGGCCAGTCCAGCTTTGGGGCCACACTAGAACGCCTGAACGATCCGATGGCCAGCAGCACCAAGCTGCCGGCTGGGTACACGCCTGATATTCTGGGCGGCGACTACATCACTGAATCACCGATGATCTTGCAGGGCTTCTATAGTGCATTGCAGAGAGCCAAGGCCCGAAACCCATATTTTAGTGCAGAGCTGAAGCCTAATCGTGATTGGTGGGGCAGACCCCTCACCCAGGGCGAAGGCCGGCTTGATGAGACATTTAACCCAGTGCGGGTGCAGTCTGGTGAATATACGCCGCTGGACCTTGAGATCATCCGGCTGTCCGAGACTGGCATTGGTGTGGTCACGACGCGACACAAAGATCGGGTTGATGGCATACGTCTCAATGCGGATCAGTATGATCGCTTCGTCCAGCTTACCAATGAGGTGGATGGGTCAAGCAATGGTGGCCGGCTGCCGGGTGACTTTGGCTATGACGCCGGTGATACTTTGCTTGGCGCTCTCAATTCTTTGGTAGATGCAACGAGCGAAGCCGGCGAGGATTACAACACGATGTCAGACGATGATAAATATCAAGAGATGTCAAACATCGTAGCTACTCGGCGCGCGAACGCCCGGTTGAGATTGAAGAAAGAGTTTCCAGACCTTGAGTTCAGGACCATGACTTTTAAGTGACTATAGTGTACAAATACTAGATGTAAGGGGTGAAAAATGGCTACCTTTAGTGTGAACGATCAGGTCAGGCGCGTCGTTGGTACAGGCGACGGCAGCAATGATGCATTCGATTTCAGCTTCCAGGTAAACGCCACAACCGACGTAAAGGTTTATGTGGACGGCACACTGAAGACTGCCGGATCACACTACAACGTCGTCAACAGCTCCAACGCATCCGGCCTCAACACTGACGGCACCGGCCGCATAAAGTTCACTGGCGGCAACATTCCGGCCAACGCAGCAGTCGTGACGATACTCTCGGACGTGCCAGCAGCCAGAACATCGGTCTATACTGCCGGCGGCAACATCACTGCCACGTCACTAGAATCAGACTTTGATACGCAGACCATGCTGATCGGTGATCGCGAGGAGCGTGACAGCCGCGCCCTATTGGCCCCGGTCAATGATCCCACCAACATCGATATGACGATACCGGACAAGGCAACCAGATCCGGCAAGGCTTTGGCCTTCAACAGCTCGACGGGTAACCCAGAGGCAATTGAACAAGTCACTGGCGCATCGGTTAGTGTCAGCGGCCTGTCAGCCGGCTCATCTCCTACGGCGTCCGTCAGCGTATCTGGTGGCAGTGCTGCCTTTAGCCTGGGCATTCCGGCTGGCGCAACCGGCGCAACTGGATCGACTGGATCTACTGGCGCGGCTGGCGCGGCAGCGACTATAGCAGTTGGCAGCACCACTACTGGCAGTGCCGGCTCAAATGCCAGCGTGTCTAACAGTGGTTCATCCAGCGCGGCCACCTTTGACTTCACAATACCGCGCGGCGCGACTGGCGCAACCGGTGCTCAAGGTGCGACTGGCAGTGCTGCCACAATAGCTGTAGGTACTGTCACTACTGGCTCTGCCGGATCATCTGCCACTGTGACTAATGCCGGATCA